TTTCTTCATATTCTTGTAAGCCTTTGGAGATACAGTGGACTTTGCTTTAGTTCTACTAGTACCCGCTTTCTTTCTTTTGTTTATGTTTCCATATAATGACATTACTTACTCCTCACCATTTTGATTTATTTGCCCAGAATGCTGCTGACATTTTACCCTTAGCAATGTTCTTACCATGCCTAGCCTTGAAGGACTTACGCTTGGCTTTCATCTTATCACTCTCTCCAGCCTTTGGCTTACCTGCTGTACTAGCACCTTGCTCACCAAAGCGAATCATCTTAATGGTAGATCCTTCTTTGGCGAGTACTACGTGAGACTTTGTAGCATGTTTAGGAGTACGCTTAGGGCTATTGTAGCCAGAGAACTTCTCACCTCTGTACTCTATGCTCATACAATCGCTGCCCTTGCTGCTGCCCTAGCTGTAGTCACATCATCTGGCACTGCTACTGCTGTCTCAGCCTGGCGAGTGATGTACCAATCGGTAGACTTTAGATACTCAAGTGACTCAGAGTTAATTGAGGCTTGAGCATTAGCTGCAATCTCTGCATCAGTGAACTCAGGTGCAGGAGTGTTACCCTCTGCAATCCACTGGAGTACATCAGCGCAGTGACGATTAGGGCGTGAGTTAGGTACTGACATAGTGCCGTTGACTAGCCAGCCAGACTCTTGTGATTTGCAGGAGGTTATCCATGCTGTGTTATTTTCTTGGTTCATGTGATTCTCCTTTTAAAGTTCTGCGTCTAAAGAAATAAAACCCGCCTGTAAAGTACCTATACCAGAACTACCACCCACTGCACTAACAACAAACTGCCCACCATTATATGTACCTCCAGTACCTGTTACTACGTCATAAAGAGAAAAAGTAGAAGGTGAAGAGTCAATACTTCGACGGCTCACATATAATTCATCTATAGCGTTTGTGGCGTTAAGGAGGGTTAAGCTAGGTGTTGCTCTCATAGGGCTTTTAATTCCGAGGCTTCCTGCCCAATTATTTCCTGAAGAATTAAACCTGCCCATCCCATTGTTGTTAATTTGATAATAACGCTGACACAACGCTAACTCTTCCCCGTAGCTCCGATGCTCAAAGTCAGTGGCTACTGAGCCTAGTTCTAGTTGTACAAATGCCATTTCAAAGTAATCGCCACTGGTGATTGACACATTTCCTGTAGCGTTTGCAAGAATGCCGCAGTAAAGCCCCACGCTAGTTATAGTAGTCGCTAAAGTAACTGTCGCTGTTAGCAACTCCCATCCACCTCCCCCTGTGTGAGGAGTAGTAGCTGTCTGTGCGTTACTGCCATCTCGGTGCAATACAAGTTTTGCGTTAGTATTATTAGACTTTACCCATGCAGAAAAAGTCACGGACTGACCTTTAAGTTTTTGAAGATCCTCAAACTGCTGAAGTAGGTTTATATAGCCGCTAGCTGTTGATGTTGCATCTAACCTAACTGTATCTGTTAATTTACCATCTACTGTTTGGTCTACTTTATGTGTTAAATTACCAGAGATATTGTTTATTCTCGTTTTAAATCTATCTAAATAATATGTCCAAGAAGAAGTTAACCCCGTAGCACTCGTATAATTACCCCTCTGACTAATTTGGAAACTTCCATTAATAATAAGGTTCTTACGACCAGCCCTAGCTGCGGTGTCTCCTGCTACAATGTCTGCTGCCAGCCCCGTGTAATCCGAGTTTTCTCTTGCCTTGGTCATGGGCTATTCTCCTTCCAATGCTTCAATACGAGCAATCAACTCTTGTATCGTTGCTGTTAATAGTGGAACCAATTTGCTTTGGTCAATACCTTGCATATCAGGCACTGAGCGTGTGCCCATGACTGCTGGTGTAGTGTCGGTAGCTGGAGTCACTTCATACTCTTCATCACGCATGGCATCTTTAGTGCCTGTGACTGCCTCTGGTACTACTTCTGCTAGTTCGTGTGCTATAAAGCCATTGACGTTACCACCAATAATCCAATCAAAATTGCAAGGCTTTAGTAGTTTAGTCTGTGCTGTTGCACCTGACATTGGTGTGACGTTTTCTTTTAGGCGGTAGTCTGATGATGTGCTGTAGGTTGTTGCTGTACTAGTATAGGAAATGGAACCTTTTGTTGACCCATTGTAATTAAATAGTATTGCTCCAGTAGCACTGGGAGCAGTCTTATTCCATACTAAATTAGCCGTATCTCCATCTGCATTTGGTGCAACAGTTACCCCGCCAGCACCATTTACCGTTGCTGTTCCTAAAAGCACTTTGCCTGAGTTATCAATAGTCATAGCAGTGTTCCAGCTTATCGCTGAGTCTGCTGTGCCGCTTGGGGCTACACTGAACCCAATAGTTCCATCAGGGTTTAAGGATATTTGAGAAGCTTCATCTGTAACAATGTACTTGCTAGCTCCATCAGTATGCTGGTAGTAGTTACTTGATAAATTCACATAACCAGAACTTGTGTTAGAAAGGGCTAGCCTATTACCTACTTGTAGAGCGGTTTGGTTAGTATTCCAAGCCTCTGGAACCACACCAATGCCCACGTTACCTGTAAACGTAGGACTAGCCAAAGGAGACTTAGCAGCCAACAGCGTATCAGCCTCTGTCTTACTATAATGATCTGCAACAGTGAACGTCTTCAAGGAGATCACAGTCACTTCATCATTCAATAGCAGTGCTACAGTGAACGTGATGCTGTTGCCGTTGGTGGCTGTGAAGTCTGTGGTGTCTGTGAGCAGTACGCCATTGACATAGACTTCTACAAAGCTAGGCGTGTAGCTCAGACCTGTCTTTACTGTCTGTCCTGCGGTTGCTAAGAATGAGACTTTCTCTTGCGCTTTTAAACTTAGCTTTGCGCTTCTACCTAGATAGCTCATCCTGCGATCTCCATTAGGGTGATAAAGCACTTATTACCGTCTGCGTTTATGTACACAATTTTATTTAAGTACGAGGATACTTGTACTTTATATACAATAGCAGAGGTACTGCTAGGTGAATCTATATGAGTATAACCACTGCGAACCCGCATAGAGGTTTCTTGGGCAATGTATATATCGTATGAGGTTGCGCTTTGATACACGCTGGTTGATCCTCTTAACAACTTAGTTCCCCAACCCCCATCAACTGCCCCTAATTTTCCTTGCACAGACCACGATACAAGTATCTTACTTGAGGTAGAAATAGGTGTGATTGATGCCGACAAATCAATATCAGTATAAGTTGATGTACTAAATGTGACGTTACTAGATGGAGAAACAGCGTGAACAACTTGCAACACTGAGCCAACAGGTAACTTGGCTGCCGTAATAGCATCATCAGTTATCTGATTGACACCAGTTGCACCCGTAATAGTTGTAGTCATAACTTACCCCTTTGGATTAGCTGACTTCACGGCTGTACGCAATGCTTGTAGATCAGTCAAGGTGTCACCACCATCAAGCAAGGCATGGATACACTCTTGAATGGATGGGTACGCTGCTGCACGACTACGGGCATAAGCTGCTGCGTCATAGGCTGCTTGGAGTTCAACGATCTTAGCTGCGATTGCTGCGTCAGTTGGTTGAGTTTGTACTGTGTCAAGCCACTCTAATTCGTCTCCACGTAAGACCCACTGGGCGTTTGGAGTTAGTGCTTGTAGTGCTGCTACTTTATCTGTCATGTGAGTTATCCTTTAAAAATTGTTGTGTGGTCTAGTACCTAAACTACCCTGCTATTTCCATAATCGTAAAGAATACGTTAGTTCCAATTGCATCATTTCCATCTAAATGACTGCCTATATGGAAGTATCCTTGATTACCGTTGCCAGAGTTCATTTTAACTGTATAAGTTATAGCTGATGCTGTGGCTGGAGAATCTACCCCAGTAACTGTTGATGTGTTTGTCATCCAACCTGACCCTGCGTCTTGCCTATGCCCACCACCAATTAAGGTTTGAGTACTATCTCTATAAAGATAATGCTGCCCAAAATAATTATAACCAGAAGTATTCTGATGCGGTGCGTGGCTGTAGCTTATATAGAATTTTGAACTGGAACTAACTGGTGTCAACGTTATAGACAATCCTGTTGCAACAAAAGATGAGGATGTGGTAGTTATGTCGTTAGTACCTAACTGTTGGTGGTAAGTGTTAATCACTGACCCTGCTGGCAAACTAGCACTTGTCATGCCACTTAACTGGTTAGTCAGTGCAATCGTGCCAGAGCCTGATACAGTTTCAAGAACGTCTGTTTTTAGTTTAGATGTCATCCTTGTATCTCCATGATTGTTAGGGTTAAGTGTGAGCTTGTGGCTTCATGCCAAACCACATTACCTCCAGACCGTGACTTAAAGAAGATCCTATAAGTAGGTGTAAGAGTTCCATGGGACTCATCAAAAATAGACATACTGTGAGGTGCAGTATTTAAGGTTGTTGAATTGTATATCTGAGTTAAACCGAAAGTGGCTCCACCTGTAATGTCATTAGCCGTACTGTAAGTTGTTGTAGCGCCTTGGCATATTGTCTCGATTAAACCATTAGGGTAGCCCCCACTCACATACCCATGACCCCCCTGCAGACTAACTAAACATTTGTTCGTTGTAGCCGACAGCGTTATACCTAAAGAAACCCCAGTGTCTATCATGGCGGTAGATGTAGTAGACACTGTGGATGGATTAAACTTTTGACTGACAACTTGTAAAACTGACCCACTGGGCATTTTTGCATGAGGGATAGTGGGCAATACAAGAGTGCCTTGACTATTCAAATCAAGTGTCTTACCAGCCGCTATCTTAATCACCTGCCCTGCTGGATGTGAGAGTTCTTTTACTTCTAAGGTACTCATACGATACTCCAAGTACCATTGACTGTAACAGTGAACCCATCAGCAATCGTTATCGGCCCTGCTGACATACCATTGCTTGTTGAAGGTATGGTAATGTTCTCACTGATCGTTAAAGCGTTAGTTCTGATAATACTTGCAGTGCCAAGGCTAGGCCCACCGAGAGCTACGGCAGAGTTAATCTTTGCTGCTGTGACTGAACCATCCTCTAGGTCACTTGTACCTACAGACTCGTATGCGTTGACGTTACCTATGTAAGGCATATGCTACTCCTATGCAATCTCTAGTATGCTGGCAAAGACTTCTAAGTCTCCAGCTACTGAGGATGTAAGACCAAGTATATCACCAGCCTCTAAGTTAATGGGCTTGTCCATTAGTAACGTAGCATCTGCTGGTACTGGAACAGTCTTACAGATATGACGATAGGTTGTACCACCATCTACAGTGACCTCCACTGTGACGTTAGCATCGTTTACTCCGTCAATATTAGAGATGTACAAAGCATGGATTACAGATTGTGTACCTGCTGGTGCTGTGTATAAAGTAGTGCGTGATGTGCCTATAGCAACACCAGCATTCTTAAATGTATTAGCCATTGGTTAGCCTCCTAGTGCTATTGCCATTGCTACGGAAGCACCAATGGGATCATATACTGTTGATAAGTTATTAACTGTTGCTGTCGTAGCTTTAGCATCTAGTGCTGTTTGTAAGCCTGTAATAACAGAGATAGCATGGTTAGTTGGGTGTGAATAGTTGGTAGCATTAGCTGCTATACCATCTAGCTTAGTACCATCAGTAGCTACATCACGCCCATCAAATGTACTGTTAGTCGTTATGGCTCCTGTCATTGCACCACCAGCTAAAGGTAGCTTGTTCGCTGCCTCTGCCGCACTTGCTGCTGCGTTAGTGGCTGATGTACTCGCCTCACTTGCTTTAGTGGTTGCAGTGGATGCACTACCAGACGCCCCTGACGCACTTGATGCTGCTGCTGTGGCTGAGTTAGCACTAGCAGTGGCAGAGTTGGCTGAGTTGGTAGCTGATGTAGCTGCTTCACTCGCCTTAGTTGTAGCTGTCCCTGCGCTGGTACTTGCTTCTGATGCTTTAGTTGTAGCTGTAGACGCACTAGACGCTGCTGCCGTAGCTGAGTTAGCTGCTGCTGTGGCTGAGTTACCCGATGCAGTAGCTGAGTTAGCCGATGCAGTAGCTGAGTTAGCACTAGCTGTTGCACTGTTGGAAGCATTAGTAGCTGATGTAGCTGCTTCTGATGCTTTAGTTGTTGCTGTAGACGCACTTCCAGAAGCACCTGATGCACTGTTGGCAGAGGCTGTAGCTGAGTTAGCTGCATTGGTTGCACTTGTAGCTGCTTCACTAGCCTTTGTAGTGGCTGTACCAGCATGTCCTGATGCTGTGGTGGCAGATCCAGAGGCAGCAGTAGCAGACGTAGCAGCGTTTAGTGCTTGTTGTGTTACTTCATTAATGCTGGCATCAGTTGTTGAATCACCAGCACCACCACTCCCTCTGTATAAGCTCATAGTCTATCCTTTAGTAACTAGTGTTACGATTATTTCTATAATCTTTTTGCCTTTCCTTAACCTTTTTTGCAGTGCTAAGTTTACGACGAGCAGCTTGAAGTCTTTCATTCTCTGCTTGCTTTTTAGCTGCTGCTGAAAGGTTCTCAAGTACCTTTGGATTAGTAGGAGTATAACTACTGCTATAACCCACCTTCTTAGGAGTAACTTTCTTAATTTTAGCTGCCTTATAAGGAGTAGTCTTAGCAGTGCTTTTAACTATACCTGTACCTTTACCTTTAGGCTTATCATATACCAAATCTGACATTTTACCGCCAGCTTTCTTCTTAACTACCTTCTTAGCAGTACCAGTACCAGCACTAGGACTACCTGTCAACGGAGTCTTACGCTTGACGGGCTTACCTTTCTGCTTAGTCTTCATTAACTGATTGAGCTTATACTGTAACTTACCAACTGTCTGCATAGACTTACCAGCTTTCTTAGCTGCTGCAATCTGTGCTTTTAATGATTTCTTTTCTGCAAATTCTGACATGATCTTTCCCCAAGTAAAAGAAAGGGACTACCTAGATTATACTAAGTAGTCCCTAAGTGGTGGCTAAGAAGCCATGTTATTACGCAGGAAGCGCAATGGCTACAGCAGAAGTGCCACGTAAAGTAGCAGCGCCATAGATGCAGTCACTGGTAAATAGATCAGCCAACCACTCTTGCTTGTACTGAGTCTGTGAACGAACAGCCATCTGCTCTGCGTACACAAAGGCATCCTTGTGTAACAACATACCAATCTTATTGGCTCCATCTGCTGGACAGTTGTTACTGATGTAAACGTCTACACCATACAAGTTACCAATCTTACCATTAACGACAGTGTTACCACCAACGAAATCAGAAGAAGTGTAACGATCAATACCCATAATAGTATTACGAGCAGCAGGAGGAAGGATGATTGAACGTCCGTCCATTGGTACATCAGCGTCATCTAACAATTGAATTAGGTTACGGAAACCAGCATCAGTGAAAGCTTGTGCAGTACCAGTGTAGTCAGTCAAAGCACCAGTAGCGGTTGTGATCTCTACAGCCTTAGCCCAGTTAGATCCGTTACCACCTTGGGTAGATTGACCTAGCAAGAATAGATCATCTTCAACCTTCTTACTTAGGGCATAACCAGCATCATCGGTATAGAACTTACGCATTGAAGCAAGTGCTTGAATGTCAGTAATGTCCTCGATCATACGAGAGTATTCAAAGTGCTTGTTAATAGTAATAGTTACTCTGTCAGCCGTTTCATTCTGAATCGTAACCGCAGTGTTAGCAGCTTTAGCAGTTGCAGCACCACGAGTAGGAGTTGGGATATACAACGTATCGCCCTTCTTACCTGACATCGGCATCTTAGTTACTAG